GAAGGTTTAAGAGAAGTATTTAAAGTTCAAAGTTGGTTAACTAGAGATTCTAGGAAAAAAGAAAGGAAAAAACCGGGTCTTAAAAAAGCTAGAAAGAGACCACAGTGGTCAAAGAGATAGAGACTGGTACCACAATGGAAAGGTTATTGCAACCTTAGCAGAAAAACTAAAACCATTACATACATAAAAAAACTACATATTTTCAAAAATATGTAGTTTTTTTATTGATTATTGTTGGTGTTGATAACCCGCAATAAATTGATAGAAAAACGAATTTTATCAATTTATTGCGGGTTTTTTGTATGAGTAAAAAAAGTTTGGAATTCCATATCAAGAGCGATGATTATTTCGGCACCCTTGCGACTGTCCTGGATTTGCTCAGGCAGAATCTTAATCCGTTTAATCAAAAAAGAGAAAAAAAGACATTAGAGAATGCGGTTGCAGATCTGGTTTATCTGCAGAAGCATTACAGGATAGAGAAAAAACATTAACAACTTAATAAAATAATTCATTTCCGGCATGAGTCCGGAATGACTGGAAAGGGGGTGATGAATATGAATCACAAACCCCAGGAGGTCGCCGAAACGGTTGATTGTTCAGAGGACTATCCGTTAGGCGGATCTCTTGAGCCGTATGATATCTGGAGGGATATCGAAATGCTTGAAAACGCCAGGAGAAGGCTGTTTTCAGGAAAAATAAGACACCTACCCTTGAATTCAGATGGGTAGATGTCTTAGGTGTTATGAATTCCTTTTGAAAAAAGCGCATTTCTTTCAAAAGGCTCAATTACAACCTATCAGCAATTTGCTGAATAGTCAAGTTAAGTAAAAAATTAATATTAATCCTGTACGTGGGGTTAATGCAGAAAAATATGCAAACTAAAACTATGACCAGAACTGCGGTAAAGCAGAAAACTGGTAATCTGGCCAACTTCTTTATGGAAGCAGCCAACACAAAGCCGTATTTTAAGGCGGCGTTCGAGGGTTTTGCCGGAACAGGCAAAACATACACTTCAGCCATGGTGGCGATTGGTCTTCACAAAAAGATTAAATCAAAAAAGCCAATTGTCATGTTCGACACAGAAAAGTCGGCTAAATTCTTGAAAAGAGTTTTTAACGAAGCTGGTATTGAACTCTTGGTAAAAGAATCAAGAACATTGGCTGACTTAAAGGAGTCAATGAGGATTATGAGAGAAGAACAAATCAGTGATATTTTCCTGATAGATTCAATTTCTCATGTTTGGGAGGATACGGTTGAAGCTTTCAAGAGAAAGATGAATCGGAATTATCTTCAGTTTCAGGATTGGGGAATTTTAAAACCGATGTGGAAAGCCGAATTTTCCGATCCGTTAGTGAGGGATCCGTACAATATTATCATGTGTGGTCGAGCCGGATTTGAATATGAGAATGAAATCAATTCAGAAACCGGAAAAAGGGAGATTTATAAATCAGGCATAAAGATGAAAGTTGAAGGTGAAACTGCTTATGAACCTGATATCCTGGTTCTGATGGAAAGATTTGAGGAAATTATGGGTAAAGATAAAAAGGTGTATAGGCAAGCAACAATTGTAAAAGACAGATCAACTCTTATTGACGGCAAAACATTTGTCAATCCAACATTCAAAGATTTTGAGCCGGCAATTGACGAAATGCTGGCTAATCCTGATGAAAAGGAAAGCAAGGAAACAGATTCAACCGGGCTTTTCAAGACCGAAGAAGACAAGAGGGAATACATCAGGAATAAAGAAATAGTGCTTGAAAAAATTAGCAATGAGCTTGTTAAGGCGTTTCCGAGCAGTGGAGCGGCGGACAAAAAGAAAAGGATTGAAATGTGCGAAAAAGTTTTTGAGACAAACAGCTGGGAGGAGATTAAGCGAAAAGGCTTAAGCGAGCTTACCCCAGGTCTTGAGGAGCTAAAAACAGCTATTATTAATTATTTCGCTGATCAATTTCCAGATAAGGCTGAAGAGAAGAAAAAGAGCGTAAAAAAAACGGTAAAAGCTAGAAAGGGGGTCAAAGATGCTAAGTAACATGTCTGTCCCGGGTCTCATCTCGGAGAAAATCAGACTTAAATCAAGAATACAATCCCGCAATTATTTGTTGGGAGAATTTAGAAAGATAGTTAAAAGAGAGAATGAGAGGGACAGTCATCGCATAGCAGAAATTGAAGCGATCCTTACAGCCAAAAATAAAACTAAAAATAATTTTAAAACATTCATTTTGTTTTAAAAACAAGGCCTTTACGGCCTTGTAGGACGGAATAGATTTTGTTTCGTGCTATAAGGCCGTAACAAGCCCCATGCAAAAAGATGAAGTATAACATCAACATCAATCAAATTATACTGGCCAAAACGGATCTCGATATAATCGATGGCGCCATCCTTGATTATTTATATTATTTATGTTCTTCACGAAGTGAAAAAGTAGAAAAACACCGCAAGAATGGATTTACCTGGGTTAATTTTGCCTATCTACTCGAAGAGATGCCATTACTCAGAATAAAAGCCAAGAGCCGGGTATCGGAAAGAGTGAAAAAAATTGCCAAAGCCGGCTATATAGAAACCTGGCGGGAGGGTAATAAGCTGTATATAAAAATGACCGGCAAGGTTGACGAACTGTTCGTTAAAACGAACGACTTAGCTGAACCGTTCCTTAAAACGAACTGTTCCGTTCGTCAAAAAGAACGCAAAACCCCTCAAACCGTTCGTCAAAACGAACACAATCATAATACTAATAATCATATTATTAAATCCAACGTTAACGTTGATTTTCAAAATGTGGATAACTTGTTATCAGATGTACAGAGAGGACAACTAGAATATCATTTAGAAAAAATTGGGGAACTAAAGAATGTTAAAGCATTCATAGATGCATCAAGGGTAGTTGGGTTTCAAAATGTAATAAATACCATAGTGGATGTTACAGAAAGCGATACAGCTAAAAATAAAGGAGCATGCATTATGGGAATTTTGAAAAAAATGGGTTATAAAAATTTTTTTAGACCGAACAAAGACCGACCATATGGATAATATAAAAACCAAAATTCAAAACAATCTCTATCTGAAAATTGACTTTAATCACAGCTTTCAGACTAAGAGCGGTATTTTAGCAAAACAACCGCAGTTTTTCATTGTCGGAGCTTTGCCGGTATTAATTCGCTATCAGGACGGCAAAGCTGAAAGAGCAAATATTAACCGGCATATTGAAGTCCCGCGCGATCCGGCACTCAGATGTTTACAGGGAATGAAGGTCGGTAATTTTGAGGATATAAAAAAGTACCAAAAATATATTGAAGAGATTATCGATAAGCTGGCCAAAGCTTATTTAAGGGTCATGAAAGCCGGCAAATTCAATAAAAAAGCGATTAAAGATATTTATATCATAAACACAGAAAAAAATGGCAAAAGAGGAGGAAATAAAAATAGAAGAGATTAAGCCGTATCCGAGGAACGCGAAAAAGCATCCGCAAAAGCAGATCAAGCAGATAGCGGACAGCATTAAGGAATTCGGTTTTAACCAGCCCATAGTCCTGGATAAGAAAAAAGTAATCATCGTCGGGCATGGGAGGTTTGAGGCCGCTAAACTGCTTAAATTAAAAGCTGTACCTTGTATTACGGTCAATCTTCCGCCCCAGAAAGCCAGAGCATACCGCCTGGCGGATAATAAGCTGAATGAAAGCGACTGGGAGATGGAACTGGTGATTGAGGAATTAAAAGAACTGGATGAGAGTATTTTGGAATTAACCGGTTTTGATAAGGATTTAATTGCAGAAATTGAGGAGGATGAGTTTGACGCCGAGGAAGAGTATAAAAAAATCAAAAAGCCGAATGCCAAATTGGGAGATATATACGTGCTGGGAGAACATCGCCTAATGTGCGGTGATTCGGCTAAAGCCGAAGATGTTGAGAAATTAATGGACGGAAAACCTGGGAGAATGGTATTTACGGATCCGCCCTATAACGTGGACTATAAATCGCCGGGCGGGCTTGATTACAGTTCAACCAAATTTGGCGGAAGCGGGGGCAAGATATTTAACGATAAGAAAACCGATAAAGAATGTCTGGAATTCTACACTGATATTTTGAAAAATTTATTTAATCACACAACTGATGACGTGACTATTTACTGGTGGTTTGCCAATAAGAATAACTGGATTAACCGACAGGCTTTTGATATGGCTGGCTGGCATATGAGCCAGATTATAATCTGGCTTAAGAATTCAATGGTGTTTTCCCGCGGGCAGGATTATCACCGGCAGTATGAACCATGCATGGTCGGCTGGAAAAACAAAAAGAGCCATTTTAAAAATAAGAAAATAAATAATTTAAAGGATGTATTCCATCTGGATTTTGATGATTTCAGCGAGTTAATGGATGTCTGGTACGAAAAGCGCGACGTTACGCAGAATTACGTGCATCCCACGCAAAAACCTTTGCGGCTTCCGGAGCGGGCGTTAAAGAAAAACAGCGAGCGGGGCGATATCGTAATCGATTTATTCGGCGGGTCCGGCTCAACCCTCCTGGCCTGTGATCAGCTGAAGAGGAAAGCTTTTTGCATGGAACTGGACCCGAAGTATGTTGATGTCATTATCAAACGCTGGGAGGATTACACATCGCTAAAAGCTAAGAAATTATGATTTTTTACTGTTTGAGGAAAGAGGAGGAAATTAAGACCGGGAAAGTATTTAATTACTGCATGAAACGCAAGTGTAAAAATTACCGTTTATTCAGGAATAAAGCCAGAATGGAAAAATATACTAAAAAAATTGAGATTTGGCGCAAAAGTTACCCAAATTAATTGAAAAAATGTATGAGCAAATGTCACAAATGTCACACTATAAAAAAGGAAGAATCCCGGGAAAGCAGACCCAAGGTAATTGCCCGCACCAAAAAGAACAAAAAATTGATTTTGGATGAGCTGGAAAAGAATAAGGGGATTGTTACGATTGCCTGCAAAAGAATCGGCATTACGCCTAAAACATTTTACCGGTGGATTGAAGCTGACAAAGAGTTTGCTGAGCAGGTTGATGATGTTGAATGGGATCAGAGAAGTTATGTAGAAAGCAAATTAATTAAAAAAATTGCCGGCGATGATATTACCGCTATTATCTTTTACCTTAAGTGCAATCATCCGAAGTATAAGCCAAAGAGCGAGATTGATGTAAATGATTCAAGGGAACTGGAGCAGATCAGGAGCGATTATGACGGCTTGATAAGAAAGCTAAAAGGAAAAGGAGATGTTAAAAGTAAAATTGCCAAAAATACCCCCGGAAGAACGTGAAGTATGCTTATCACTGCTTGCTAATTTCAATATAGAAGGCTACCGGGCAAGTGAAGTGATAACCGCGGGGCAATTGGTAATTTTCTGGGCAATCGTATTCCGGCATTTTGAGTACATTCAAATCATAGCCTGTACGCAGTATGGAAAAAGTTTAATCGTGGCTTTGGCCTGCATTATTGTCAGCTGTATTCAGGGGGAGCTGATTCCGGTGGTGGCGCCGAAAAAAGAACAAGCCAAAAAGATAATGCGCTACTACATCGAGCATATCGGGGACAGTCCGATGTTCAGTTCACTCCTGGAAAAGAAAGACAAAATCGATATGCTCAGGCAGGAAGCCAGCAAGGACAGAATTGTTTTGCGAAACGGTGGAGGATTGTTTGCCTTAAGCGTTGAAGCCAGAAGTGTAGTGTCAGGAGTTAAATCGGTAATGGGTGAAGGAGGCCGGATTGTGATTCAGGATGAGAGCGCATTGATTCCGGACGAGATTGAAGCCACGGTATTCAGAATGGTGGCTGGTAAGCAGAAAATCGGGGATGAGCGTATTCAGTCCTGCTATATCAAAATCGGCAATCCGTTTCACAATAATCATTTTTTAAAAACCTGGAAAGACAAGGATTATTTCAAAATTTACATAGACTGCTATCAGGCTTTAAGAGAAGGGCGTTATACAAAAGAGTTTTTAGACAAGGCTTTAAAACTGCCATTATCAAATATTCTTTACAAGTGTTTATTTCCGGATGAGGATGACGTGGATGCCAGAGGCTACCGCAAATTAATGACATCCCGGGAGCAGGAAGAGATGTATTGCCCAGAAAAGCCGGTGCTGAAAAAACACGGAAAAAAGCTCGGGGTTGATGTGGCCAGAGGCGGGAACTGGACTGTGTTTGTCATCAGGGGGATTGATAAAGAAACCGGCAAACCGCGGGCGTATATCAAGCGCAAGATGAAGACCCGGAACACGATGAAGATTGTAGATGAGGTTAAGCTGATTTGCAGGGAAGAGAAAATTGATGATTATGACGTATTTGTTGACGTAGTTGGTGTCGGGTCGGGCGTGGTGGACCGTCTTGAAGAAGAGGAGATTTATGTTAACGCCTGCCGGGCAAATGACAAGCCGTCGGAGGATGGCACGAATCTGTACGTAAACATCAAAGCAGAAGCAAATTTTAAAGCCAAAAAAATGATTACCGAAAACCAAGGCAGGGTTTACGGCTCTGAATTTGCCGAAGTGGATGAGATTAAGTGGAAGGTGGCCAGCGGTGGAGACGGCAAAATACAAATGGAATCAAAAGACGATCTACTTTCAAGGGGAGTACCCAGCCCTGACTTCTGGGACGCGCTCTGCTTCACTTTCTATGACCGCAAAGAAGCGGTTCTGAGGATATCAAGTTTATAGTTTTTATGAATATATTTAAAAGATTATACCAATCAATCGTTCACAAAGGAGCCGTGCCGTTCTCGTTTTTTATGAACACCGGCATCATGGCCAGCGTGATTACCAAAAGCGATGCCCTGGATTTTTACAAGTCATGGGTATACGCCTGCGTGGCGAGAAGAAGCATGGGTCTTGCGCAGATTGAGTTTAAGCTCTACCGGCTTAAAGATAGCGGTGAAGTGGAGGAAATTCTGGAACACGATTTACTTGAGCTTTTGTACCGGGTTAATCCGGAAATGACCAAATATAATTTTATTCAATTAAGCGTTATTTACCGGGATTTGCTTGGCGCCAGTCCCTGGATATTAACCAAGGTCAACGAGAGTGATAAATACCCCAGTAATATTTACATTGCCCGGCCGGAATATTTCCGGGCGGAAAAAGATAAAAGCGGACAATTACAGGGCTACACTTATCAGATCGGCACATTCAAAAAAACCTATTCCCCGGATGAAGTAATATTTTTAAAAAATTATAATCCGCGTAATCCTGACCGGGGTATTGGCGTAATTGAAGCGGTCAGGATGACGGCGGAGAATGATGATTATATTCTGCAGTCAAACAGTAATTTGTTAAAAAATAATGCCCGGCCAAGCGGATTTCTGGAAACGAGCACCAATGTCAGCAGGGAAACCAGAAAAAGGCTTAAAAAAGAATTTGAGAAAGAATATCAGGGCTATGAGAATACCTATAAACCAATGCTCCTTGAGGGCGGAATGAAGTATAAACAGGTCAGTCTGCCCCCGAAGGATCTGGATTTTATTGAAAGCCGGAAAATGAACCGGGATGAGATACTTTCCATTTTCGGCGTACCCAAGCCGGTTCTCGGGGTATTTGAGGATGTGAACCGCGCCAGCGCGGTAGCGGCCGAATATGTGTTTAATAAATGGACACTGGAACCACTTGCCACGGAAATGGTTGAGCAGTTGAATGAATTTTTAGTGCCGAAATTCGGGACCGACCTGTGGCTTTCGTTTGAGCCACTGGCTCGGGATGATCAGGAGATGGATTTAAAAAGAAAGACCGAGAGCTGGAACAAATGGATGACCACCAATGAAATCAGGGAAATGGAAGGGCTCGAAGCGGTTAACGGCGGAGATTATATTTATATGCCCCTGTCCAATATGCCGTTAATAGGAGGCGAGCAAAAGCAGGAGCAGTTTATAAAAATCAAGGCAACAAGAAGCGGACAGGCTAATCTGAAACTCCAGAAACATATTAGACAGCGGATTTTAAACCGCAATTTAGGAATAAATAAAATAGTTAAAAAAGCTACAAATATTATTATAAGTAAGATTGAAAAAAAGAGGGATTTCACTTTAAAGATTGTCAAGGAAAAAAAGAAAGGCATCAGTAATGATAAAAAGAAATTATTCTATAAATCCCGCATGGAGGCTGAAGTACAGCTTGAGAAATTATGGAAAAGCAAGTTTACTGAATTTTTTGAAGAGCAAAAAATCAGGTTTGTAAACAGTCTAAACGAAAATTATAAAAAGGATATAGCCGGGGATTACGGAGTCAGTAAAACACAGGAACTGGAAGCGACAATAGATCTGATTTCGCCCTTAATGTATGAAACGGTTATGTCCGGCATCAGAGGAGCGAGCGAACTGGTGGGCGAGGATATGATTGTGGATATGGATTTTATCAGGGAGTGGCTCTCTAAGGTGAGCCAGGAAACCGGGGAAACGATTAATAATACGACTATAGAAAATTTTGCCGAAACCATAAAAGAGGGCGTAGCTCTTGGCGAGGATATCGGGGAACTCAGCAAGCGGGTGGAAGCGGTATTTGATTTTGCCAAAGATTCCAGAGCGGACATGATTGCCCGGACCGAAACATCCCGGGGCGTAGTTGAGGCGCACCGGAAAACCTATGAGCATTACGGCTATACAGATGTGGAATGGCTGTTATCGCCCGGTGCCTGCAGTTTGTGTATTGTAAAAAGCCTGGAAGAGTGGACGGTTAAAAGCATTGAGGGGCAGATCCCGGGAGAGACACATCCTAACTGCAAATGCGATTTTACTCCATTGTAAATATTTATTAAACACATCAATCATATGAAAAAACCAATAAAAAAAGAAAATAATAAACAGCCCGGCGAAATTGAGAATAAGATGATCAGGGTACGGGCAAAAGCGGAAATTAAAATAATCGAGCAGAAAGAAGACAAAGATCAGGGCATTATTGAGGCTTATGTGTCTATCTTTGATAATGTCGATCTGGTTGGGGATATTATCAGACGGGGCGCGTTTATTGAGAGCCTGAGGAAAAAACTGCCCAAGGGGGTCTGGATGCATAACTGGGAAGAACCAATTGCCAAGACTTTAAAGGGCGAAGAGGATGACAAAGGACTTTTTATCCGGGCGCAGTTTAATCTGGAAACCCAGAGAGGCCGGGAATCATTTAGTGATATCAAGTTTGGTATTATAGATGAATTCAGTATCGGCTTTAAAATACTTGATTATGAATGGGATGAAAATGACAACCGGATTATCAAGAAAGTCAGGCTCTATGAATGGTCGCCGGTACTGGCCGGCGCTAATCCGGATACGCAGTTGATTAACGTGAAAGACAATAAAAAAGAAAAGGAAGCAAAAGAGAAAACAGTTGACTATGTTGATGTGGATTATAAAAAAATGAGAGTAAAGATTTATTATAAGGGCGGCGAAGTGAAACGGATCAAGTTGAGTTATAAATATGCAAAATATTTAAAAGTCCTCGATAACAAGGGGGTAAAGGTCGAAGCCCAAGCGGACAAGTCCTCCAACGCTAAAGCTGAGGAGGACAAGCAAAAAATGCTCCGTATCAGGCAAGCAGTCAAGCAGGCTGATAAAGCCTGCGAGTACGTATTAAGAATAACTAAATAATCTTATGGACCCAAAGGAAAAAGAAAAAAATAATAATCAGGAAGTTAAGGAAATCACCATGAAAGAGCTGAACCAGCTGATTGCTGACGGAGTCAAGGAGATTGTCGGGGATTTGAAAAACGAGATTTTAAAAGAAACCCAGAAGGGTTTGGCCGACATCAAAAAGCCTAGCAAGGAAGAGAAAGTGGAAAAAGCGGCTCAGTTCGTCAAAGACCTGTGTTTTGGCAAGCTGGAGGACAAGGCGATTGATACCGGCAACAACTCTTTCGGACACACCATTCCGACTGAACTGGCGGATTTTATCCTGACCAAAAAGGATAAGATTTCCCGCATGCGCCAGCTGGCTTATTCGTTTAAACTGTCCGGCAATTTCCAGTTGCCGACCGAAGGCACCGGTGTTACCGCATACTGGGTGGATGATAACAACAGCATTGACCAGAGCAATCCGACCATTGAGAAAAAGAGTTTGTCTGATTATTATCTGGCGGCCCGGGTATTGATCCCGCGCAAACTGCTTAACACCTCGGCGTTCAATATCGTTGATTTTATCGGCGAGCTTAGTTCCAGAAAGCTGAGGGACTCGGAGGAAACAGCATTTGTGGCCGGCGACGGCTCAGGCAAGCCAAATGGTGTCAGAGGCGCCGGTCTGGGAGAAGTTGCGCAGGCTGATGTTGATTTTGGCTATGATGATCTTCTGAATCTCTATTATGAGTTGCCGGAACAGTATCGTGAGAAAGCGGTATTTATGACATCAGGAGCCGGTATGAAACTGATCAGAGGGCTTAAGGATAAGAATGACATGCCAATCTTTGATGTCCGGGATCAGACAATATTCAACCGTCCGGTTCTGGAGAGCGCTGATATTCCGGCTAATCTGGGCGTAGGCATGGATGAAACGGAAATCCTGTTCTTTGATCCGTGGTATTACTGGATCAAGGATGGCGAAGAGATGTTTATTGATACCGACAAGGTTATCAGTAAACTGCAGACAGAAGTAGTGGTAGCGGAAGCGGTTGACGGCGTGTTTACCATGCCGGAAGCGGGCAAGAAACTGACCGGAGTAAAATAGACGTGGTTTATTGTTATACTCTCCGCTTGCGCCTGTAGCAGGCGGAGAGGAAACAGTAAAATTATTATTAATTTAATTTAAAAGCAAAGCTATGGCAAACAACAACAAAAACAATCAACAGTTGAATCAGGGCGAAGACAGCCGGGAGAATAAAGGCAGTGAAAGCAAAGAAAAAGCGCCAAAGAAAAATCTGACCAGAGTCAGGTTTAACCAGGCGCATACGCCTTATTTAAAAGGCGAAGTGGCCGGACTGGAGCCGGAAAGGGCAAAGAAGCTGATTGATGCCAAAATCTGCTCAAAGGTATAAAGCATTGATGCCTGGTCCTAATTTTGGGATCAGGAATTAAGGTTTTATAAATATGATTACCACAGACGAATTTAAAAATTACATCGGTTTAACCGCAAGCGATTACGACAGCGTGATTGAATTTTTGATTTCCGGAGCGGTCAACTGGATTGAAGTCATGGTTAACAACAAAATCAAACAAGATACGGTTACCGAGTTTTTTGACGGCGATGAGATTGAAGATGATGTTTTTCTGGATAATAATCTGAGCCTGAAAGATCTGACCGTTGAATATGACAGCAACGGAAGCTGGGTGGCAGTGCCGGACACGGATTATGTTTTTTATAAAGATCAGGGAATAGTGCGGCTGAAAACTGTCAGATCGGGAGAGCTTAATTACCGGATAAGCTACAAGGCCGGATATGCAGATACGGACGCGCCGGATAATTTAAAACTGGCAATTCTGAAACTGGTCGGCAAGTTATGGAATCAGCGCAAGAGTGATGGCATTAAAACTGAAAATCTGGGCGATGCCGGTATTTCCTGGGAAGAACATTTATCGCCTGATATCGCCTCGATTCTTTCCCGCTTTAAAATGTATTCAGTATGAGATTTGCTTTTAATAAAAAATTATCAGTTTCCCGGCTGGTCAGTACTCCGGATAATAAAAAGGAAAGTTATGAGCCGATGGGTGAAATTTTGGGATCACTTATGTCGATCAAAGCCGAGGACACGCTTTTAAGCGAGGGCAACCCGGCCGACATGCTTAAGCTCTATACAGAAAGCCATTCAGATATCAAAGAAACGGACAAACTAGAATGCGAGGGTGAAACCTATATCATTAAAGCCATTCGCAAACTGGAAAGAGGCGCACTGACCAGAATCGAAGCCATAATATATAAGACAAATAATTAATATGCCGTTTGAGATAAAAATAGAAAATATAAACGAAATCAGGGAAGTATTCAGGATGTATCCGGTGGCCGCCAACCGCGAAATTCAAAGAGGTCTTTTGGATGCCGGCAAATTAATTTCCGGCCAGGAGAAAAGGGAAGCCCCGGTTGGGGTGACTGCTCATTTAAGGCAGAGTATCGGCATCAGGTTGCGTAGCGGAAGCGTGATTATTGTGCCAAAAAAAGAATATGCTGTGGCGGTACACGAAGGCACAAAACCGCATTATGTATCGGTTAAAAGCAAAAGAGCGCCCCTGCGCATCTGGGCAATCAAAAAAGGCTTAAATCCCTATGCGGTGCAGAAAAGCATTATGCGCAAAGGCACAAAGCCTAATCCGTTTGTGGACCGGACAATTGATAAAGTCAATTATCAGGTCAGAAGAATATTTGTCGGTGTTTTAGAGCGAATAATAAAAAGCATATGAGAAGCCAGATTTTAGATGCAATTTATAACAAGCTGGACAGTATCGATGATATTGCCCGGGTGTACAAATATAACAAAGGCGAATTCAGCGAATATCCGGTTGCAATCATTTTAGGCACGGAAAATGTAAAGGAACGGATGAGTGTTAAAACAATTTTAAAACACTATAAGTTTAAAGTGCAGGTAATCCAGGAAGTAAACGAAGAAGCCCGGGGACAGGAGGACGGTGAAAACCTGTTAAACAGCTTAAGCGACCAGATTGATGATGCGTTTGATAATGACGACACACTGGGCGGAGTTTGCGACGATGTGCTGGTATCCAGTTCATTTATCTGGGAAGACCGGGAACTTCTGATGCGGGTTCTGGAAATGGAAATAATCTGTAAAAAATTAATTCAAATAACATAATAATTTAATCAACAAAAAATATGGCAGTCAAAAAATCTCAAATTGAAGACAAGTCAATTAAACCGGATAAGGAAAACGATAATTTTCCCGAAAGCCGGGAAAATAAAAAAGAGCCGGGCCGGGAATACAATTATCCGGAACATAACATTACCGTCAAGGCCAAAAGCCAAAAGGAGGCAGATAAAAAGTTAAACGAATTAATAAATTAAATAAGCAGAACATGCCGTTCTTTTTTGTCGGCATGTTTTGAAATACAACAATATGACGGAATTAATCAAGCGCAAATTTAATATCGGCATCGGCAAAGAAACCGCCAGAGGGGTCAAAGTGGCGCCCAGCTACTGGTTAAAGCCCTTGTCTGAAGATATTAACGACAAAATTGAAGTAGCGGTCAGTGAGCGGGCCGTGGGGGTGATTGAGGACAGCGAGGATCAGGAAATCAGCAAGAAAATGAGCGGAGGCACGGTTACCGGCGAAGTATTTGACGAGAGCTTTGGCCTGATTCTTCTGGCTACGCTTGGCCAGGTCGGGAGCGTGGAAACCGCGGACACCGGCGTTTATGATCATGTATTCACGGTTCTGCAGTCAGCCAAGCACCCTACGCTGACGGTCGAGGTCAAGCGGGGCGATAATGAACAAAAAGCCTACCCTAATTCAGTAATCGAAACATTCAAGCTGGATGCGGCCGTTAATCAGTATTTAAAATACGAGATATCTTTAAGAGGCAAGGCCGGGGTGGCCGAGGCCAATTCACCGGGCTACATTACTGAAAATTACTTTTTAGGCCAGCATATCAACGTGAAACTGGCGGATGATATGGCCGGACTGGCCGGCTCAAGCCCTATTGATGTCAAAAAAGTAGAGATCAATATCAATAAGAACATCGAGGATGACGACAAGCTCGGGAGCATCGAACCGGCGGATTTTCTCAATAAACAGCTGACCATTGAAGGCTCAATTGAGATGAATTTCAAGGATACGGTTTTAATGGATTATGCCTTAAACGGCAATCAGAAAGCGATGCGGATTGAGATTGTTAACGGCGATGTTACGATCGGCGCGGGCAGTAACCCCAAGCTGGTTATTGATTTAGCCAAAATTAAATTAAGAGAACCGCTTATTAGCGGTGATAATAACGAGATTGCCAAGGTTGCGGCCGGTTTCAAAGCTTTTTATTCAGGGAGTGACTCAAAAAGCATTGAAGCGACACTGACCAACCTTGTCGCAAGCTATTAAGCCTATGCCAGTATTAAAAGACATAAGAGAAGTTAAAAATATAAAACTTCCCAAAAGCGGAATAACCATCAAAATCAGGGATGGGGTTCTGGCGACTGACGTGGAAGCGATTGAAAAGGAGGAAGGGGATATCAGGCAGACTTTGGTTTTATTTGCCAGAGTAATTGAAGACTGGGATGCCACGGATGAGAAAGAGCAGAAACTGCCGATCACGCCGGAAAATGTCAATCTGTTCAGCTTTGAGGATATCCGGTTTATTGTTGAAAGTTTAAAGTTCGTACAGGATTTTTTAGAGGAGAGCAAAACTCGTGGTTCGAAATAGCCAAGTTTGTCAGGCTCGGTCATTTCAGCTATGAAGGATTTCGCGCCTTTGTCTGCGTGGAGATGGGCTGGACCGAGCATGAGTACCAGAATCAGCGCTGGGATTTTATCAATGAAGTCGCCACTTTCATAACGGAGCGTAATAAAAAAATAAATGAGCAACAACAAGGAACTGCAAATCATATTAAAAGCCGTTGACAACGCCAGCTCAGAGATGAAAAAAGTGAGCCAGGCTTTAAACGGTATGTCAGAAGGTGTAAAAACTACATCCAGTTCTTTTGGCTCCATGGCCAAGGCGGTGGCGGTCGGCAATCTGGCCTATAACGCTATTGCCGGGACAATCAGTAAAGTTGCCAGCGGTATCGGCAGTCTGGTTAAAGAAAGCATCAGCCTGACTGGCCAATTAGGCCAGTCAAAAGCGGTGATCTATAAACTGGGTGAGAATAACAGCTGGAGCAAAAAACAGATTGACGCTCTGGTTAAAAGCATCCGGGAAGAAAACAAGGACATGCTTACCGCCATTGAACTGACCAAGACGGCCATTATGACGAATATGTCTGAAAAGCAGGCTTTGGAAATCGTGGCCAGAGGACGGGATGTGGCGGCCGCTTCAAATCAGAATTCCAATGAGGCGATTAAGGCGATGATGCAGGCAGTGGTCAAGCTCCGGCCGGAACTTTTAAGCCAATACGGCATTGAGATGAATCTGGTTAAAGTTTATAAAGATGCGGCTGAACAGATGGGAATCAAGACCAGCGAATTGACCTATGCGCAGAAAACGCAGGCCATGTATAACGCTATAATCGGTGAGGCAACCAGAATGGAAGGCTCATACAGCGAAGCTATGAACAGTTGGTATAAAATTTCGAACTCAGTCAAAGACGGGATTGTAAGTCTCAAATTAATCCTGGGGGATATGCTCGATAACGCCATGAAGCCGAGTATTGAATATGTCTATCAGACAATCAAGAGTTTCCGGTCCTGGGCGTTCACCGAAGAAAACGAAATCAATCCGCAACTCAAAGCCACGGCCGACATTATCGGACAGGTGCTGATGACCGCTTTTGAGGGATTAAAAACCGCCATTTCATTTGTGATTGATGTATCCGGAAAGTTTGCGGATGCGATCAAGGCCGGAATGGATATTATTGACCGTTATCAGGGTTTATTAACCATATTCAGGACTTCCTGGGATAATGTGGCATTGGTTTTCAGAGAGAATCTGTTGCCGGAACTGCAGAAGCTTTGGGAATCGCTACAGCCGTTAATGCCATTCCTGGAAACATTTGCGCAAATAATCGGTGTTATTCTTCTGGGAGCATTAATCGCGGTTACAAAAATCATTGAGGTCAGTTTAATTGTCCTGATTCAGACCTTAACAGGCATTATTGAAGCGGCCAATTCCGGCATAGAGAAATTTAAGGGAATCTGGGATGCGACCACTACCACGATATCAAAGGTGGTGGACTGGATAGATAAGTTAATCAACAGCATTAAAAGATTAAATATTGTACAGGGAGCCAAGAACGCTATCGGCAATGCTCTGGGCTTTGGCGGAGGCCGGGCAGTAGGCGGTTTTGTCAGCCCGACCAAGGCTTATTTAGTAGGAGAAGCCGGACCGGAATTGTTTGTGCCTGGCATGAGCGGGAATATTATTCCGAATAACAGATTAGGCGGACGGAATGTGGTTGTTAATCTTAATATCACCGGCAACACGATTATGGACCGCAAAGGAGCGGAGAGGATAGGCGATCTTATGATCAAAAAGCTAAAAGCCAGCAATTTGCTGGGATAGATGTATGAATATAATTGTCAGAATAAACAATGAAGAAAAAACCAACCTGGTTGACTGGGAGAGCTTCGGAATCGAGGACAATATCAATGACCAGCCCAATTTATGTAATTTTACAATTAAAGTTTTTGAGGGGCAGAGCTATAAGCCGGAGATAAGCGATATGGTGGAGGTGCTTGACGGAGAAGAACTGATATTTGCCGGGAAGATCATCCGGGTGGCTAATTACGCTGAGGGTGATGTGATTTATTACGAGATTGAAACTAAGGATTATACTCTGGATCTGGACCGGATTCTGGTAATCGACCGCTTTGAGAGCAAAACTGTAAATGAGATTATTTCTTATATTGTTGACAATTACCTGGCCGGGTTTGGTATTACTTATAATTATGTTAATTGCGATCTGGAGGTGACGGTGGTGGCGTTTAATAATCTGAGTGTCAGTAAGTGTTTAACCGAATTATGCGAGCTGTTTAATTACAGCTGGTATATAGATTATGAGAGAGACATTCATTTTTTTGCCAAAAATGACGAGCCGGCGCCGTTTAATATCGCGGACGGCAGTGATAACTATATCAGGGACAGTCTGGGAATTGAGAATGATTTAAGCCAGCTTAGGAACGTGGTGATTATCGAGGGCGGAGAAATTACATCAGACAATGAACGCACCAAACCGCACACCGGAGACGGAAACCAGAAGAGTTTTGCCACGGATTATAAATTTTCCAAAAGACCGACAGTTAAAGTCAACAGCATAGAGGTGACAGTTGGCACGGAATTTCTGGACAGTGATGAGAATTTTGACTGTCTTTGGAGTTATAACGAGAAGTATGTCAGATTCGTTAATCCACCGGTGTCAGGTGATCTGATTGAAATTAGTGGCTATTATCTTATCCCGATTATGGCACAGGTTGAAGATAATGCCAGTATTTCAAGTTACGGACGGTTTGAGTTTAAAAAGATAGACAAGAGCATAAAAACCACGGAAGAGGCCAAAAAGTACGGTGAGGCACAGTTATCGGCTTATGCCAACACAATCAGGGAGGGGGAATTCAGAACATATATCAGCGGCTTAAGTTCCGGGCAGACAATTACAGTAAATCTGGCAGGCAGGAATATAAACGAGAGCTTTTTGATTATGCGGGTATCCCTGAAGATGTTTACTGCCACCGAGGGAGAATGGACGGTTGAACTGGCAACTTTAAAAACTTTAGGCATGATTTCCTTTTTACAGAGTTTGCTTGTCGGAGAGAATAAAAAAGTGACTTTGAATGAGAATGCGGTTTTAAAAAAATATTATCTTGATTACCAGACAGTGCAGGTTAATGAAGAGATAAATCTGGCTTCAGAAGAATATGATCATCAGACGGTTGAAGTGGAGGAATCAATTGCAAAGGATCCGTTTGGCGCCGGAGTCAGGCCAATATTTGTCCTGGCACCGTACCAACCATTGGGACACTCAGACCCGGAAAGGGAGTTTTGTCTGGATACCAGTGAATTAAGTTAATCCTCCTATGCATAAAGCTTCGGAGGACAAAGGTTTTATGATTATCAAAAAACACACAAAAGAAAATGCACACGCCATCGGTGATATTACCGCTAAGTTTTATGATCAGTCAAAACTGACCAAAAAAGACCGGTTGTTTAATAAAATGATTGCCAGATTAAGGCCGATGTTTCCCGGCATTATGAGATTTTATATTTTAGGCAATTTAGTGCAGGAACAGCGCCGGTTTAATGTAATCTGCAATGGCGGGTTTAATGCCCTAATCAAAAGGTTGGTCGGAGATACTTCATATACAGGGCATATTAATAAAGCATTACTCGGGACCGGATCAGGTGCGGCTTCAGCTAATGACACGCAGTTAATCGCTGAAAATTACCGCAATGATATGGCCAGCGGGACAGACAGTTCAAATATAGTTTTGCTGACTGCTTTTTTTACCGAGACTGAGTGTTCAGGAGTTTATACGGAATTTGGCAATGTAATAGACGGCGATGAGAATCCGAACACCGGCAGGCTATGGTCGCATTTGACCGGCCTCAACTGGGCAAAAGATAATAATACGGTTCTGGTCATCAGCCAGAAGTATACTTTTATAAGCGTATGATTCTGAATATCAAAATCGAAGTAAAGGACAAGTTGGAAGCCTACGATATCGTGAGCAGGCTGGGGCTTCAGCATGAAATACTGGAGGCTGAATTTGACGGCGCCAAAGAAGTTTTTGATAAAGAAAACAGACCGGTATATTTTTTGAAAAATAAAATCAGGAATATTGCTAAATACAGAAGTTATGAGTTTAGACAACAAGAAAAAACAGAATAAATTATTTGCGTTTGAAATTAATGCAATTATGAAAGCGATCAGGAATTTGGCGCAGAATATTATTACCCTCAACCAGACCAGCCATTGGGAATATATCAGCACTTTAGGCGGAACCAGTATTGCAGTCCCGGCTGGTGCCAATTTTGTAATAATAAATTTTTCCTGGTATCCGACCGGATTTTCAGAACAGCATTGCGGACAGGTGGTTCTGGCCAAGGACGGCAGAACTTCGGCTGTTCATCGTGAGGGCAAGCTATACACTTCTTAAGGAACATCAACCAGCGGTTTATCATTCAGCTGGAGCGGATCAACTTTGACAACCTCTTCATCAGGTAGCATTACCGCTACGTCAATATCGGTTTCAGCCTCTTTTTATACATAATCAGTTTAAATATGCCAATCAGACAATTAATAGGGATAAAACAAGATAATTTGATAGATAATAGTGTCTTAGATGAATTGATTGATAATCTATCAGTTGATGCTTTAAGCGGTCAGGCTGATATTCAGGTTGGCAATGGCTCGCAGTTTAGTGTGGGCGAGATGGTTATAGTTTATGATGGTGAGGACACTTTTGAAACCGCCACAATTCAGGCGGTTGTAGGTAATGTTTTGACAATGAACGAGAATTTAATTCATTCTTATCCCTTGGGGTCATTGATTGGTAAATTTTTAGGCGTACTTGATACTGGCAATGGGAAATACGCGAGAGCATTGGCTCCGGATCTGGGCGATGGCAGTGATGGTGATTTTATAAGTTCAGGAAGCGCGACATGGTCGAGTGAGAAAAATTTTGAGAGCGTATTAATCCAGGCTGGCCATACAATCACAATAAGCGGAAATTTTGAAATAAAATGCCGGGGAACATTTCAAATTGAAGCAGGAGGAAAATTAAACGCTAAAGGTCGAGGCCATTCCGGCGGTGGAGGCGGTAATTATGGATCCAGTGGCGCAGGAAATGGAGGGGGCAGTGTTTATCAGTTAAAAGACACAGGTCATGGCGGAGGCGGTGCTGGCGTAGCATCCGGCACAGATGCGGCCGGAGGAGGTGGAGGTGGATATGGAAGCAATGGTGGAAGCGGTGGGTATTCAGGGAGTTCCAGCACCAGAGGGATCGG